TACGGATACTTTGGGTTGGCGTACAACGGTTTCTAGTAAACCGTTGGCTATTGACGAGTTGGCTGGTGCTTTAAGAAATGCTGACCTTGAGGTTTATTGTTCTAAGACTTTGGCTGAGTTAAAAACTTATGTTCGTAAACCTAATGGGAAGATGTCTGGTAGTCCGTATGATGACCGTACTATCAGTTTGGCTATCGGTAATCAGATGTTGAAGTATGTGTGGCTTCCTGAGTATCGGGGTGATGCGAAGGTGCCTAAGAATAGTTTGTTGTGGTGGGAGCAGCATTTGATGAGTAACCAGACATCTAATAAGGTGCCTATGGGGGCACATAATGTGCGTGAGCGGTCTTTGCGCTAGTTTTGGGAACAGAAATTACATATTTGTATGGACATCGTGTGTAAATCTTGTGAAAAAAACTTTATTGCTGACGAAATGCCTAGACGGGGCGCTGTTTGCTTTAGTTGTCATATCAAAACCGTTAATTTAGGTTTCACTTACGGCAAAGAGGACTTTCATGGTCCTACGGTTCGTGAACGGCAACGGAAACAAGTTGCTGACGCCGCTATTCATGGTATCAATGCGGAACCTGTGACGAATTGGATTTAATGTGGAATCCATTATTGTGCCCATCGTTGTTGCGGTTATTGGTGGTCCGATAGTGGTGTTATTAAGTAAGGTTCGTTCAGAAAACACCAGCCAACACGCTGAGGCTAGAACCCTGTTGAAGCAGGTTGCCACCAAGGTGGATAAGGTTGGAACTAAGTTAGATGAACATATTGGATGGCATAAGGGACAACAGGGGAAATAATGGCACGGAAATCATCGGCAGAGTATCTTAAACAATATAAACAGAAACTAGAGTTCTCTAAAAGGTGGCGTAAAAACGATGGCTACGATGCCACTTGGAAGCGTTTAACTGACCTGTATAAAGGTCGCCATTATGAGCATTATAGCGATGATGACCGTTTGCTTATCAATGTGGTGTTTTCTACAATCAATGTTATTGGTCCAAGCATTGCTATTAATTATCCTAAAATTGTTGTCAATGCTGTAAAGCCTGAGAACGCTCCGAACGCAATTATTGCTGAAGCGGTTGTGAACTATTGGTGGAGACATCGTGATATTAAAACAGAGTTCCGCCGTGCGGTCAAAGATTTTATTATGTACGGTCATGGCTGGATTAAGGTCGGGTACCGTTTCGTTGAGGAAGAAGTTGTTGGACAGGACGAGGATGTTTCTGACCCGATTGAAGGTGGGGAGTCCACAACGAATACAATCATTTTGGAAGATTCACCATTCGCTGAGCGTGTGTCCCCAATGGATGTGTTTGTTGATGCCGATGCAACGAGTATGGCTGATATGCGGTGGATTGCTCAACGCATCCGCCGCCCAATAAATGAAGTTAAGTCAGATAAACGGTACAACAAAGCAGCCCGTGAGGCTGTAACAGTTATGGCTGTTAGCCGCTACTCGGACGACCCAAGCCGCCGCAAAATCCATGACACACAGGCTGGGTACGCAGAAATTTGGGAATACTACGATGTTACAACTAAAACTATGTCGGTGTTTTGTGAAACCAGCGAACAGTTTTTAGTTAAACCAACCCGTATGCCATATTCGTTTGGTCATCCGTTTGTAATGTTGCGTGACTACGATGTGCCAGATACTTTTTATCCAATAGGTGAACTTGAGGCTATTGAGCCGTTGCAAAAAGAGTTGAACGAGACTCGTACACAGATGATGAATCATCGTAAACGGTATGCCCGCAAATATCTATACAAGGAGTCGGCGTTTGACCAGTTGGGTCGCACAGCATTAGAGTCGCAAGAGGACAATGTTATGGTGCCTGTTATTACTGATGAACCTTTAAGTAATGTGTTGATTAACTTGCCTGCAACTATTACTCCTCCAGAGTTTTATAACCAGTCCAATATGATTATTGGTGACATTGACCGTATTTCTGGTGTGTCAGAATTTATGCGTGGTGCCAGCACCGAGATTCGCCGTACCGCTACAGAGTCGTCCTTGCTTCAAGATGCAGCCAATGCTAGAACGGCAGACAAGTTGGCTACTGTTGAGCAGGCTGTTGCACAGGTTGCTAAACGGTTGGTGTCTTTAACTCAACAGTTTATGACTGGTGAGCAGGTTGCTCGTATCACTACTAAAAATGGTGAGCAGGTTTGGATTAATTATGACCGTGAGTATCTTGAGGGCGAGTTTGATTATGAGGTTGAGGCTGGTTCTACTCAGCCACAAAACGAGTCGTTCCGCCGTCAGATGGCGTTGCAACTTGTTGATGCTATGGCTCCGTTTGCCAGCATGGGTGTGATTGATATGAAGAAACTTGCTGCACATGTGTTGCAGTTTGGTTTTGGTGTTAAATCCCCTGAACAGTTCATGGCTCAGGCTCCTGCGGGTGCGCCTATGGGCGCACCTGAGAACGCTATGGGTGCTGAGCAGTTACCTCAGGGCATGCCGTTACCTCCTCAACCAGAACTTGGTGCAGAGACAGGTCAGCCTCCAGTCCTTTAGGGAACAGCCCTTCCTATTGATGAGAGCAACCATTTTTTACGGACTCTTGGAGAAAACATAATGAGCGATGAAATCGCAACACAGGACAGCATGGAACCCTTGACTGGGACAACCGAAGATGTTGGAATGGAAACGCAAGTTTCTGATATGCCATATTTGGAGACAGAAAACTACGCTAATCATGTAGTTAGAGTCAAATTAGATGGTGAGGAATTACAAGTTCCTTTGTCGGAAGCGCTTGCTGGTTATCAACGACAGGCAGATTACACTCGTAAGACGCAAGAATTAGCGGAGCAACGCAATCAAATGCAGTATGCCGCAACGATTCAAACGGCTTTGGAGCGTGACCCTGAAGCGACTATTGACCTACTTGCTAGGCATTATAACATTAGTCGTTCACAGGCTGCTGCTGTTGCTGCCGAGGTTGATGATTTTGAATCACTTGACCCGCAGGAACAGAAAATGCGTGAACTGGATAAGCGGGTTGCATCTTTTGAAGATTACCAATCTCAACAGGAAATTGAGCGGGAAATTCAAAACCTTCAGCAGCGTTACAGCGATTTTGATGTTCCGCTTGTAGTTCAAACCGCTTTGCGGATGGGGACAACCGATTTAGAGGGAACATATAAACAACTTATGTTTGACAAACTTATGGCACAACAAAACATTCAGAAACAGGCTGAGGCAAAGAAGCAACAAACCGAGAAATCGGTTGTTGATGCTAAGCGTCAGGCTGCTGTGGTTTCGGGGGGTTCTAACCCTGCGAGTACTACTACTGAGTCTGTTGAGGCTATTACCAATATTCGTGATGCTTGGGCTGCTGCTAAACGGCAACTTGGTGCAGAACTATAATTTTCATTACAAACAACTTTAGGAGAAATTAAAATGGCAAATAGCAACTTTGATGCGCTGCTCACTACAACGCTCGCAAATTATCGTGACCAACTCACGGACAACATTTTCACGGCTCGCCCGCTGACTTACATGTTGAACGAAAAGGGTCGCATCCGTATGCTTAATGGTGGTACCAAAATTGTGGAACCACTTGTTTATGCAACTAACGACACAATCGGTTCATACTCGGGTTATGACACGATTTCATTGACACCACAAACTGGTATCTCGGCTGCTGAATATGATTGGAAGCAATATGCTGGCTCAATCTCAATCAGCGGTATTGAAGAAGCCAAGAACAACGGTGAGCAAGAAATTATCAACTTGTTGGAAGCCAAAATCATGCAGGCTGAGGAATCAATGCGTGAAGGTTTCAACACAATGTTCTACGGTGACGGAACTGGCAACAGTTCAAAAGACTGGAACGGTTTGGGTAACCTTGTTGAGTCAGGTAACACTGTTGGTAACATCAACTCATCAACATACAGTTACTGGGCGTCATATGAGGAGAACACAGCAACTGCTTTGACTCTTGCTCAAATGAACACTGCTTACAACACAATTTCTGTTGGTAACGACCACCCAGATGTGGTTTTGACATCACAAACATTGTACGAAAAGTATGAGGCTTTGTTGCAACCGAACCTTCGTTACACAGACACCAAGACTGCAGATGCTGGTTTCCAGAACCTGTTGTTCAAGGCTAGTCCTGTAATGTACGATGTGTCTTGCACCGCAGGCGTAATGTACTTCTTGAACACCAAGTATCTCACACTTGTCGGTCACTCGGCTAAGTGGTTCCAACAGACAGAGTTTGTTCGTCCAGAAGATTTGGATGCACGCTACGCTTTGATTATGTGCTACGGTAACCTCACGGTCCGTAACCGTAAGAAGCAAGGCAAACTTACCGCTAAGACCGCTTAATTAACCACTAACAAAACTAGGAGAAAATACAATGCCATTAAAAGGTAACGACACAGACGGTGCGGTAACACGCAAGCGTCTTGAAAACTATATTACAGCATCAGAGAAGGTTACAGCAGTAGCCATCACCGATGCAGCAACACCAACAGCAGCACAACTACTTACTAGTAAGTTGTTTGTTGCGACACCAACACAAGACACAACCTTCACCCTGCCAACAGCCGCACTTGTGCTCGCTGCTTTGACAGATGAAGCAGTTGGAACTTCGTTTGAGTTCACAATCGTGAACCTTGCAAGTTCTTTTGAGATTGTTGTTACAACCGCAACTGGTTGGACAATCACTGGTGGTGGACTGATGACAGTATTTGATGGTACTTCAGCAACATTCCTTGCTGTTGTAACTTCAGCATCAGCAGTACAGTTGTACCGCAAAAACTCTGGTGGTGCAGTTAAGTAATTAATTTGTTTGGGTGGGGGGATAAAAGCCCCTCACCCGACATAATCAATATAGGAGAACCATGCCAGTTAAGTACCGTATTTTGTCCTCGCATGCTGATGCCAAGCCGAAGGCTGGCACCAAAACATCCAACTATCCTAAGGGCAAGAAGTCCAAAGGTAAGTCTGTTAAAAAAGGTTACTAATGCCTAAGATTCCAAATCCGTTTGATAAACCAAAAAAGAAAATGGTGAAAACAGGGTATGCGTATGCAGTACGCAAAGGTCCTAAGGCTGGTGTTGATACTCGCCCAACTGAGCGTGAACCTAAGCGTGTTGCTCCAAGACAGCGTATGCCTAAAGAATTGGCACCAATGCCGCCAAAGCGTGGTGGTCGTTTAAATCCACGACCAATGCCAATGCCAAAAGGTCCTAAAGGTGATGGTCCAAAAGCACGCCCGATGCCAATGCCAAGAGGTCCTAGCAAACGGATTAAACCACGACCAATGCCAAAAGGTCTTAAAGATATGCTAAAAAGAAAACCATAATCATGGCTGCTAAAAAACCTAAAAGCAAACAAGGTGACGAGTTACTTAAACTGCTAACCAGCGTTGTAAACAGAGCCATGAAAAACGGTGCACCTGCACTAGTTAATCAACCAGTAAAGAAAGCAGCCAAAAAGGCTGCATCTCCTAAAGTCCAACAACAACTTGCTCGTAGCATGACAAAGCGCCGTGCTATGGCTAAGACAGAGAAGATGGCTACAAAGTATTATGGCAAGTAAGCCCCGTAAAGCATTTGATGGCGTTGGTCGTCCTCAGGGTTTTATTGATGATGCTGCTAAGGCAGCATTAAAAGGTGTAAAGATTGTTGCTGGTAAGGCTACTTTTGCAGGACCTCGGGCTGTTAAAGGATTAACAAAATCGGGCATTGCTAAAAAAGATGCAAAAGAGTTTATTTACGGAGGTTTATCTCCTAAAAAAATGGACAAATTTTACGGTAAAAAACCACCGATGCCAAAACAGTTGCCAAGTATCAAAGGTAAAAATCCTCGTCCAAAACCAGATATGGGAAATCCAAAAGCACCGACAACTGCTGATGTAGATAGAATTTTGTCAAAAGCCAATGCTGAGCGAGCGGCTGTTGAAGCAAAAAAGTCTGCACAAAAAAGAATGAGTCCGTATTATAAAACTTCTAAAAATTCAAGGAACTATCGTGGCTAATAAGAAGAAACCAAACATCAAAATTCCGTTGGATGACATTGTTCGTAACGCTATTCGTGCCGCAGGTAAGAAAAGCCGAAAGATTGGTCAAGCGGTCAAGAAGGCTGATTCTGCTGCTGAAGCAAAAAGGTATGCAGAGTTTAAGAAAGGTCGCCCAAGTATTGGTGACCGTGCAGCGAAGCGTGCCGAACGACTGGATGCCGAAACACGCTCAAGGGGTGTTACTGCTTTGAACAGACGGTATGACAGAATTATTAAAAGTGAGCAAGTAAATAAGCGTATTGCTACGGGTGGCGATGACACAATTTTTGGTATCCGTGAAAGCAAAGGTAAACCGATTACTCCTAGGCAGATTAATCAGGCACGCAAAAAATCTAAGGGCATGAAAGACAATATTCCTAAGTTTGTTCAAAAACAACAGGGAAAGTCGGAAAACGAAATTCTTGCTCAGGCTGCTAAGAGGCAGAAGCGTATGGATGAAGCCAAGGCTGCTGGTGGTGTTAATTCTCCTAAGAAAATTGCGAAGCGTCAAAGTGACCGTGCTGCTAAGGCTAAAGAAGCGATTAAGAATCGTAAAAAGAAGAAGTAGTTGTGGCTAGGAAGCCTGCTAAGAAGTCTCAGGGTTTTGATTTGGATGCTTTGTTGAAGTATCTTGGCATGGCTTCAGGTAACCTTCCAAAAGGTACTCAACCTAATATGGCAAACCAATTTGGTGCTTCTGCTAATGCTGCTGTTTCACAGGGTATTGTCAAAAATACTGGTAAGGCTGCAAGAGGGTTGGATTTATTAACTACTGGTGGTGTTGGTCAGTTGGGTTACGATTTGGCTACTGGTAAAAAGATGTCCAAGAAACAGTTGGCGCTTCAGGCGGCATACATTGGTTCAAACTTTGCGCCGTTAGGTAAAATTGCTAAGTTGGGTGGTCCTAGTGTGAAAACTGGTCGCCGTGTTGTGGACTCTGCTAAACAGTTACGGATGTTGCAGATGCTATTGGGTGGCGAATAACCCTATTTGGGAACAGATACAGCATTTGTGATGACTACAGATGCCCCTCCTACAGCGGTTCAAGCCCAAGCGTATTATGGTACAAAGGTCGTTTCAAACCGTTTAGCCCATACTGATGGCGCCCGTCTGGCGCCTCCTAGTGGACCTTATTTGGGTCGTGAAGGCAAGTGTTCTGCTAACGAGGACAGTTGTGAGGGTTTTGCCATTAAGGGTTCCGAGTTTTGTGTTGGGCATACCCGTAAGGCTGTTAAAACTAAAAAGGTTTCATAATGGCTTATGTAGCCCAGACTGCTGCCACGATTCGTGGGTTTGTCCGTGATATAACGGATTTGGATACGGCTGATTTGCCAGACAGTTTGTTGAATATGTATATTCGTGACGGCTATTATCGCATATTGGACCTTGAAAAGCGTTGGAAGTTTCTGGAGGAAACTTTTACTTTCAACACAGTTGTAAACCAGCGTGCTTATACGGTTGCCAATTTTACTGCTGACCCTATTCGTGAAGTTATTTCCATTGTGGATAACACCGCTATTGGTACCCGTTTGGATATGGTCGGTCATGATATGGCTGAGGAAACCTATGTGGGTACTTACGATATTTCGGGTAATCCTTTGTTTTATTCTATTTGGGATGGGCAGATTCATTTGTATCCGAAACCGAACGATGTTCGGACTTTAACTTGTCGTGGTTATCGTGAACCTACGGATTGGTTCACAACATTAGGTAATGTTGATGCGTCTAAGAATTTGCATTTGCCTTTGGTGTATTATGCTTGCAGCCGTATTTATCAGCGTCTTGAGGACACTGGTATGTCTGCCGAATATAAGCGTGCTTTTGATGAGGGCGTTGCGTTGGCACGAAACGCCGAAATGAAACCAGTTAGTCACGCCCATTTAATATTGGCGCATGGACAAACTCGTGGCAGACCAACCTTTAAGGGTTGGATGCAACAACTTGGAAGAACTTTGGGCAACTAATGACTGTCGGCATTTTTGAGCAACAGGACTTTACTGGTGGGTTGAATCTTCGTGCTGACCAGTTTCAGTTGGCTGAGAATGAGTCTCCTAAGATGTTGAATGTTGATGTGGACCCTAGAGGTGGGGTGTTTTCTCGTGGCGGTTATACAGCGATTAATAGCAGTGTTATTGCTAGTTGGAATCCTCATCGGTTGTTTCGGTTTGATGGTGATGCACCACAAATAATGTTGTCTAACAGCACCAAGGTTTATCGTTCTACTGGAAGCAATTTTTCTACTTTGCAGTATTCGTCTGGTAACGATATTGCTGTTGGTTCTAGTTGGGGTGCTGGGTTTGCTCAGTGGGGTAAAAGTTTATATATTTCTACTGGCACTAGCGGTAACGGTGGCTACAAATACGAGTCTGCTAATACTTATGCTACTGCTTTGACGGCTAGTGGTCCTACTTTTCAACCGTATGTTACCCCAACTGCTGGTTTTATGCCGTGCGCTAAACATCTTGCTGTCCATGCTAATAAAATGTTTGCTGCTAATACTATTGAGAACTCTGTTGAGTTTCCGAATCGTGTGCGTTGGTCGCACGATTCTTTACCTGAGGATTGGATGACTGATGACTATATTGATGTGGAGGGTGGCGGGAATGGTGTTACTGGTTTGGCTGTGGTTTCTGGTCAGTTGGTAATTTTTAAACCTAGAGCCATTTTTGTTTTGTTTGGTTACGATTCAGCAAGTTTTACTATTGTTGAGTTATCTAACCATCTTGGTATTAACACTCCTCGTAGTTTTGCGCAGTCTGATGTGGGTGTATATTTTTTTTCGTATCCTGAGGGGTTTCATTACTATAATGGTTCTAGTGTAAAAAACATTTTTAACCAGTTGCAACCGATTATAGATTTAAATTATTTGGATGTGACCACTAAACCTGTTGATGTTTCTTGGGTTAATAGCCGTGTGTGGTTTGGTGTGCCGTATTCTACGACTGGTTCTGCCGCCACTAAGGTGACGGTCAATTTTGTTTATGACCCTTCTATTAGTGCTGCTGGGACATACACAATGTTTCAGTCATCTGATTCGTATGGGCTTGTTGGTGGTATTAACTGGGAGAACTCTAGTGGTGTGTCTTTCGGTTTGATGTGTCATGCAAATATTGGGCGTGTTGTTTCTGTAGATAATTATGAGGAG